AAAATCGGGATATTTATTTAAAATATAGTCGGCGGTTCCTGCTTTTGAGAAGGTCTGGAAATAATGCTCAAACATATCCTCAATTATTCCTCGCGTCTCTTCGTCTTTTACAATCTTTTTCCCTTCTACGCGATAACCTACCGGCACTTTTCCGCCGATATATTCCTTGTTGCTCCGTTTAAATTCCATAACGGAGCGTATTTTCTCACTGTCCCTGTCTGCCTCCGCCTGCGCTACGGACAGCATGATGTTAACTTTAAAAATTCCCTGGCTTGTCTCTGTCTCGTAATCCTCCCAGATGGCCCTCCAAGGCACTTTACACGCATCAAGTACACTTTGTACCTCGTAGTACCCTGCAACGGCTCTAAACCACCTGTCAAGGCGCGTAAAGAGTATTATATCAATCTTATGTTGCCTGCAATCCTCAAGTAATTGTAAAAGAGCAGGGCGTTTTGTATATTTTTTACGTGCAGATATGCCAGCATCGTTATAAATACCGGCAACCGTATAACCTTGTTCCTCACAATATTTTTCAAGCGCATCTATCTGCGAATCAACGGACAATCCGCTGTTCTTCTGCTCTTGCGTGCTTACTCGCACGTATAAAGCGGCTCTTTTCATTTATTTCCCTTCCTTCCTTCGTACCTCCGGGGCGGGTGCTGCTAATTATAGCTGCTAAGTCTATCTATTAGCTTTTTTCTGAGACTTTCGTATTTCTCGGTTATTTCTTTGTATCTCCTCTCTTGATTTACTCACATTATACACGATAATGACTATTATGTCGAGGTAAAAATACACGAAAATATATTATTTTTTATACTCCACGATGTCACACACTTGGCAGTCCAATTTCTCGCACAAATACATAATTGTATCTATGTTCACGTTTCTATCGTGCCGCAACTTATTGACCAGTGCCGGAGAAAGATTGAAACTTTCCTTATCTAATAGGTTGGAACGCTTTAACCCTCTACGTTCTAACGTGTCCCATAAATTACTATATGAGATACTACCTTTATATATGTTGCTTCTTTTTCTTGCTCGTGTTTCCATTTTGAAACCTCCTTTAATCGTTATAAATATATAGTACATTATTTTGAAATAAATATCAAGAAAAAAATAATATATTTTCATGTATTTTTCTCTTGACATAATAGTCATTATCGTGTATAATCGAATTAAATCAAGAGAGGAGATACAAAGAAATGAAAAAATACAATTTATCAAAAATCATGAAAAGAGCGTGGGAATTAGTTAAAAAGGCAGGTCTTTGCATCTCCGAAGGATTAAAATTAGCATGGAAGGAAGCAAAGAACATGGAAGAGACAATGGAGGAAAAGCTTATCCGCCTTGGCTATAAGGTGTGGGAGAAGGGCGACATGAAACGCATCTATATTAATGACTTTCAGAAATATTTGGAAGTCGAAGAAACTAATACGCCAGCAGCAATGGGACGTGGAAGAATCATTAATGGCATCTGCACAGATGAATACAAAAGCTTTGCACAGCGTCAAGCATTAAACCTTGTTGACTGGGGATTTGGAGCTAAATTGTATTACGACTGCAAAAAAGAAGACTGGTTTTGTAAGAATCCAGGAGGAAGTTTAATTAAAAAAATCCTCTGGACAGTTGCCGACAAAATAGAATCTTTATAATAAATACACGACCGGCGGCGAATTCCGCCGGAGAAAGAAGGAAATATGACAATGAAAGAGAGAGAAGAGTACATAGAATTTATGTACAATTACAAAAATGAATATAACTGTGAAAATTGCCCGGAAAACAGAGGCGATTTTCCGCATGGCAAATTACCTTGCGGACAACAAAATTGCTGGGTAACCTGCCACTGTAAGGAGATGTAAATATTATTACCGCCCCGGAGGTTACGAGGGCAGAGGAGAGCAATATGCAAGAATTAAAATTTAATAAAAGAAGAAAATTAGACAGATTCTTAGCCACCTTGCCTAAAGACATGGTTTTTAAGTCGAACAATGAGTTTCGAATAAAAATGCCAAACGGATACATTAGCATTGGATATTATTACCATGATTATTATGCATTTGGGGGACATCGGTATTCTGAATACAATACCATACAAGAAAATATAGATAAGGCAAAAGAACTCATTGACAAATACGGAGAAAAAAAGTAATATATAGACATGGTTTTAATAGTTACATTTTGGGATGTGAATGTTAGCTTAGTTTTGAAAACCAAAAATATTAATAGTTCCATTTTGGAAAGATAAAGCACTTGTTTCGACAGGTGCTTTTTTATTATCTTGAGGAAAAAAGAAAAGAGAGAAGAATTGATTCTTCTCTCTTGTTGGTTGTCCTATTAGTGGACTAATTATTTTAAATTAATAGTTATCTTCTTGTCTGTCCAGAACGAAGCACTATATTCTAAAATCACTTTCTTTGCATCTTTTGGTACTTCGTAATATGTTGTAAAGCTCACGTTCTTTCCTGGAGATAAATTAGTGTTAACAAAATCACTGTTTCCTATGTATTGCTGTTCGCAAGCTGAATTATCTGCATAGCATTCGCAATCAGATACAGATACATACTTGTCACCTTTTTCTGCAATGTTTTCACAAGTAAAATCTACAGCTACATATTCACATCCATCTTTTGGAGTAAAATACTCTCCACCATCATATCCAAATTCAGCCTTTTTAGCAGTTACTTTTAAACCGTCATTCTCAAAAGATTCACCAACTTTTACGCTGTCTTTCTCTTTTGCTTCTTCCTTTTTGGCAGTTTCTTTCTTAGCCGCTGTTGTTGCAGTAGTACTTTTTGAAGAATCAGTGGAAGAACTGTCATCGTCACCACCACCCATTGCCATACCTAAAACAGCCAGAACAATGATGATGATAATTACCCATTTCAACTTGCCGCCCTGTTTCTTCCGGCAATGAGGACACACTTTAGCTTTTGCGTCAATTTCTTCTTTGCAGTACTTACAAACTTTAGTTTTTTCTTTGCTCATATTTTCTGCTCCTTTTTCATTATTACCATATTGCAAATATTAGCAAAATGGTTTGTTGTAAATAATTATATAATAAATAAAATGATTTGTCATTATAAATCTGAATAAATTTGCATATTTTCTTTAACAAAAACATAAAAATATTATAACAAAGGCTCTTGATAAATCAGAACGAATGTTCTATAATTAAACATGAGAGGATGTGAAGCGATGTATAAAGACAAATTAATTGAACTGATTGAAAATTGCAACGACGAACATTTTTGCAAATTTGTTTTTGCATTTGCAAACAAATTAAAAAAAGGGTGGGGGTGCTAGTCCCCACACCTTAGTTATTCTTCTGTTATTCTGTCAATGTAGCCGTAAACTTTATATTTGCGGCTACATTCCATACGTAGTATTTTTTCTGCGTATCCTAATAACTCAAAGTCCATTGCTATCTCGGCAAGTAATTCGGCGTTTTCTACTGTTGCGTTTTCTTCCCAGCCCATTAACTCTGGCTGACTAACACCTAAAGCTTTCGCAAACAGCTCGATTTTTGATTGTTGCAAATCAACTTCGCCTTTTTCGATTTTGGCAATAGATGAGCGGCTCGTGTACCCTGTTTTCTTTGCTAGTTCATCTTGAGACATTCCGATTTGTACACGACGTTCCTTGATGTTCTTGTATAATTGTATCATTTTTCCTCCTTTCTACGATTCTTAATATAGCATAAGTGTGAAAATAAATCAACATTTTTATTTAAAAGTGTTGACACAAATTCAACAACGTGGTATAGTAAGAGTGTGAAAGGAAATCACACAAACAAAAAAGAAAGGAGTGATACCTTGGCAGACGTTAAGGCACTTAGAAAAAAGATAGAAGATTCTGGAATGAGCATTTCTTTTGTAGCTAGAAAAATGGGCATGACTAGAGAATCTTTCTATAACAGAATGAATAAGCCTGATTTCAGAGCTTCGGAAATTGTAGCATTAACAAATATTCTTAGGTTGACTAAGAAAGAGAGAGACGCTATTTTTTTTAACTAAAATGTTGAATTTAATTCAACAAAAAAGGAGGATGACCAGATGGAAACAAGAAATCTATACAGAGATAATGAGAGAGCAGCCGTGGCTGCATTTCACAATGGCAAACTTCTTTACATAGTAACTTATTTCTTTGGTGCGGATTTATTTGAGCGCGGAAGGGTTACTGTCTGCAACGACGGCACAGTGATAACATCAGGTGATGTAAATGTAATTTAGGAAGGTGACTAGATGAATAATATTCAAATCTTCGAAAACAATGAGTTTGGAGCAATTCGAACCAAGATAATTAATGACGAGCCGCATTTCTGCTTGCCAGATGTTTGCGGAGCGTTAGAAATTAAAAATATCAGTCAGTTAAAAACCAGACTGAATAAAGATGGGGTCATTATTAGTGAGGTCATCGACAGTGTGGGAAGAAAACAAAATGCAAACTTTGTGAACGAACTCAACCTTTACAAAGTAATCTTCCAGAGCCGCAAAGAAAGTGCAGAACGCTTTACTGACTGGGTAGCCGGAGAGGTTCTTCCGTCCATCAGAAAGACAGGTGGTTATCAGAAGCCTGCAACAATAGCGGAGCAGATAGGCTTACTCGCCACGGGCTACGGAGACCACGAAGACCGCATAAAGAACCTTGAGAGCAACATGGTGATTGACTACGGTCAACAACAAGCCTTGCGACAGCACGTCAATAAGGCAGTTCTGAACGCATTAGGTGGCAAGGACACAGAAGCATATACATATATCAGCAAAGTTGTATTCGCCGAATGTAACAGGGATTTACAAGACCGGTTTAAAGTTAATAGCCGAAATAACATCCCTCGTAAACGGTATGAGGAAGCTATTGACTATGTAGACAACTGGGAACCGAAAACAAACACAAAGTTAAGAATTGACGAATATAACCGTCAACAGAGATTCGAGGTGTAAAGATGGAAGTAGGAGATATAAGGGGGATGCTTGCAATAGTAAGAAAAGCACGTGGAATCACCCAGAAAGAACTGGCTGAAAGATGTGGATTAGCTGAAGTTACAATCAGAAAATACGAAACGGGCAGACGATTTCCTAATGCGGAAACTTTGAAACGCATCACTAAGGAGCTGGGCGTGAAAATAGTTGTGATACCTGAAAAGGAGTTAGGGGGTGAATAAAAAATGAATGAACCTCCAAGACCTGAGTATGTTGCCAGACTACTCTACACCCTCTTGGGAAAAGAACAGGGCGTAGAGTATGACAAAGTGTTTTACACTGATAAAGACGGCGTAGAACACGAGGTAAAAAAGGAAGAGCCCTACCATTAAGCTCTTGCTAAATAAAACATAACTAGATTTTACAAAAGACTTGGCGATTTGTCAAGATAGGAGGTAGACATGGCAGTAATGAGAATAAATAAAACGACAGACTACACCGTTATGTCGAATTATCATTTTAGAGAAAAGGATATGTCTTTAAAAGCAAAAGGTCTACTGAGTCTTATGCTTAGTTTACCGGAAGACTGGGATTTCACAGTTAAGGGGCTGGCAAATTTGAACAAAGACGGCGTAGACGGCGTAAGAGCCGCATTAGAAGAGTTAAAGACGTTCGGATACCTGAAAGTGACTCGTGAGAGAAACGAAAAAGGACAGGTAAGCGGTACAGTTTACGACATTTACGAAAAGCCAACACAGGAAAAACCTGTATTGGAAGAACCTAAAGAGGAAAAGCCTATATTGGAAAAACCAATACAGGAAAAACCTATGCAGGAAAATCCAACGCAATTAAATACTAAAGGAATAAAATACTTAAATAATAAAATACTTAAGGAATCAAGTACTAAAGGAATAAAAGAGAGTGCGCGCGCAAAGAAAGAAGCGGAACAGTATTTCGAGGATGAAGAACTTAACTGCAAGTTTTTGGAATTTCTTGCTATGCGTAAGAAAATCAGAAAGCCAGTAAGAACAGACAGAGCCTTGAAAGCTTTGCTCAAAAAATTACACGAGCTGTCTGGCGGAGATTTGGGAACGATGAAAAAAATCATAGACCAGTCATTAGACAAGGAGTGGTTAGGATTCTTTGAGCTGAAGACAGGTAACGACAACACGAAGAACATTAACGACCGACTGTACGGAGATATACAGCACTGGGCAGCACAGAAAGAACAGGAGGGAGGCGGAATGTATGACGATTTCGGAGTTTTCTAAAATCGTAGCCGCACTAAAAACCGTCTACACGGCTCCGGGATTTGTTCCCAACGAACAGGCGTTGGACATGTGGTACCGCCTGGTAGGCAAGAACAACGACTACCAGACAATAAGCGTAGCGGCACAGATGTACATGACAACTGGCAAGTTCCCACCAACACCAGCAGATATTTTGGAGTGTGCCAGCAAGCTCAAAGCAGAAAGCAGCTACCTGAGTGAGCAGGAAGCATGGGCAACAGTGGCAAAGGCGTGCAGTAATGGGATTTACGGTTACAGAGAGGAGTTTAACAAACTGCCCCCTACGTTACAAAAGGCGGTAGGAACGCCGCAGACGCTCCATGACTGGGCGGTAGTAGATTCGGCGGACTTTCAGACGGTCATACAGTCAAATTTCCTTAGGAGCTACAGAGCGGCGTTAGAAAGACAAAAGGAGATAGACAAGTATCCACCGAAACTCCAAAAGATGATACAGGCGGCGGGAGCGATAGAGCAGAAAGAAACAGTACCAGAACTACCCACACTGGGAGAAATAGTTGAGCGATTAGAGCAGGATAATAAAAATTATACCCCGGAACAATGTAGTGGAGCGTTAGGGGATTGGATAGCAGGAAAGAAAGAGAGGATGGGCTATGGATACGATGATTAATGCAACCGGATTTCCGGCGAAAGAATATGACAACGAAGTGACAGGGAAGGGAGTGATCCCGGCGGAAGTCACGATTGCTGTCAAAGACAAAGAGGTAGCACAGGGACTGCTTGAGTTATTTAGACTGGGCGTTGAAAGAAGCAACGATATGAAAAAGATAGAGGCATACGCCAGAGGTTACAATGAACTGAGCAAGGCCATTAAAGAGGCGTGGGGGACAGGAAATGGAACGAGAATTTGACCCGGCTAAAGAATATTTAAAGACGCAGCACCTTGAGGCAGAATATGAGTGCAGAACAGCACATAAAGCAATCAAACGAGGTGCGGCAAGTTACAACGAATATGAGCAGGGATACGAGGAGGAAGAAGAGCAATGACACTATACGAGATTGACAGTGCAATCATGGACTGCGTAGACGAAGAAACAGGAGAAATTATTGACCTCGAAAAACTTGAGGCTCTCAACATTGAGAGAGACAAAAAAGTGGAGGGAATCGCACTGGCGGTGAAGAATTATGCTGCAGAAGCAAAGGCAATCAAAGAGGAGGAAGAAAAGCTTGCGAAACGCCGTAGAAGTTGCGAGAATGCCGCACAGAGGTGCAAGGACTATCTGTCCCATGCTCTTGACGGCGAAAAACTTAAAACGGCAAGAGTAAGTGTATTCTACAAGAGCAGCGAGTCCGTAACCATTGACGACTTAGGCAGCCTGGCAGGGGAATACATCAGGATTCCAGAGCCACAGGCGGACAAGACAGCGATTAAAAAGGCGATTAAAGCCGGGAAAGAGGTCACAGGGGCGCATCTTGAGACCTCAAAGAGCGTGATCGTGAGGTAAGAAAGATGGGAGATGTTTACAAAAAGTTGCAAAGAATTCAGGCAGAATTAAAGGTGCCAAAGAGTAAATACAGTGAGTATGGCGGCTATAGTTACAGGAGCTTAGAGGACATCTATGAGGCAGTAAAGCCTTTATTGGACAGGGAAGGCTTAATATTAGCCGTAAACGACGAAGTTATTATGCTGGGCAACCGATTTTACATAAAGGCGACAGCGATTTTAAAAGACATAGAAAGCGAGGGCAGTTTTCACACTACAGCATACGCCAGGGAGGAGGAAAGCAAAAAAAAGATGGATGCAGCACAAGTTACCGGCTCAGCATCGAGCTACGCGAGAAAATACGCGTTAAATAGCTTGTTTCTTCTGGACGACTCGAAAGACGCGGATACAGACGAATACAAACGCAACGAGGTTGTCACGGAGAAAGAGGCGAAACGACTCTATGATTTGATGCAAAAAAAAGGAATGACGGAAGCCCAGATTAAAGAATGGGCAAGTCAAAGAGGTTTAAAATCATTGTACCAGACGACGCAACAACAATATGCCGAAGCCATGAAGGAATTAGGACTAAAATAGCATGGATTTAACTGGAAAAATAAAAAACTTAGCGGTGGATTATTTTAGCAAAAAGATAACAGTTACCCTGGAAATCAACGAGGCGGAGCGGTTTATAAAGGGCGTGGATGAACTGAAAAAGCTGGAAAAGCTGTCCGTAATAATTAAACCGTTCCGCAAGAAAAGGAGCTTGTCGGCAAACGCTTATTTCCACGTCCTAGTCACCAAAATAGCGGAAAAAGTCGGAACGAGCAAGGCAGAAGCCAAGAATTTGATGATAGGCAGATACGGACAGCCGGAGCTGATAAAAGGGGACATAGCAGTTTTAAAAACCAATGTTCCAACCAACATCATGTACAAAAAAGAGGACATTCACACGGTTGCGATAGGACGGCGGATAGAAAAAGGCAAAGAGGTAGTGTTTTACAGGCTCATGCGAGGTTCACACACCTACGACAGCCGGGAAATGAGTGAGCTAATCAAAGGCACGATACAGGAAGCGGAAGACTTAGGAATTGAAACGCTAACCCCAAGAGAATTGGAACAAATACTAGGAAAATGGAAGCCAAGAAAGGAAGAAGAGAAATGAAAAAATTTGAATTAACAACAGAATTTATCACAAATGCATTTGGAAAAAAGTTATTTAGAATTAAAGCACTGGTTGAATTTGGAGACGTGAAAGCTGGAGAACTTGGAGGATATGTAGAGAAAGAGGGAAATGTATCGCAAGCCGACAACGCATGGGTTTCCGGCAACGCAAGGGTTTACGGCGACGCAAGGGTTTACGGCGACGCAGATTATGCATTAGTACAGGGCTTCGGAACAGAATTCCGCTGCACAACTTTTTATAGTGGCAAAAATAAAAAAATAATGGTTAATTGCGGGTGTTTCCATGGAGACTTGGAAGGATTTAGAAAACAGGTAAAAGAAACACGAAACGGAAAAATAGCAAAAGAATACCTAATGATTGCTGATTTAATGGAATATCATTTCACAAGCGAGGATTCTAGCAATGAATAGCGTACTACAAACAAAAAAAGAGTGCTTCTTCTGCAAAACAACCCAAAATTTACATAGGCATCATGTCTTATATGGCAGTAGCAACAGAAAACAAGCCGAAAAGTATGGTTTTACAGTTTATTTGTGTTTGAATCACCATACCAACGGTGGCGAGGCAGTACACCGCAATCCCAACGGACCGCTAGACAGGTACCTCAAGGAGCTGGCGCAGAAGTACTGGGAGGAGAACAACGGAACGAGGGAAGAATTTATCAAAACATTTGGGAGGAATTACCTGTGAACAAATTTAAAAATAAAAAGATTTTTACGACAGCCGGAAAGTTTGACAGTAAAAAAGAAATGCATCGCTATTTAGAACTGGCGGCGATGCAAGAAGCGGGGAAAATTACAGGATTAGAGCGACAGGCTAGATACATCCTTATAGGCAGCCAGAAACGAGAGGATGGCACTACAGAACGCCCCGTATCATATACAGCAGATTTCCGCTACACAGACAAAGAGGGAAAGATTGTTGTTGAGGACGTAAAATCCCCGCGCACAAGAAAAAATCCGGAATACATCATCAAGAGAAAACTGATGCTTGAACGGTATGGCATCACGATCAGGGAGGTGGCGTAATGAAAAAAACAGGAGACTCAGAAGCAAGAAAAGCGGCGAAAATACTCAAGAAGTACTGCAACGAGCATAAATATTGCCGAAATTGCCTTTTTGCGGTAGGAAAGGAGGGCGCGGCTTGCCTACTAGTAAATAAATTGCCGTTTGACTGGGTAAGATATTAAAGCTGGACACCCTCCGGGGTTAAGGATAGATACACATTACAGAAACACGTTAACGGTTCCATGAGGAGTTATATGCCATTGATTCCTCCGGATTTATTCCGGAGGGGAAAGGAAAGAAAATGAAAGTAGAAGAAATGCAAAACAGTGAAGTGGAAGACTATTTGTTAGAACATTTAGAAATAGGCACATTGTTTGGTAAATTAACAGAAACGGCGGATGAATTGTCCAAAGCCGCAACGATGCGTGCGACAATTATGGGATTTAACCCAACCCCAGCGGAAGTGTTAAAAGCAGAGGCTGCTTTACGTAAAAATATGGCAGAAGTTATATTGATTTGTGAAATACTAGCCTGCAACACAGACGCGTGGGACGATGTTAAAGACACACAAGAAGAAATAGCGAGAAAATGGGTTGAGTTAATGATGAAGGAGGAAGAGAAATAAAAATGCCATACGGGCTGAAAGACGAAGATTTTGCTAAAATACAAAACAAAATAGCGAAAAAACTATATGAAATACCAAGCCTTGACCGAGCTGCATTCTTGGTGGAATGCACAGAGCAGGAACTAAGGGAAGCAATGAGCGAACTACGCAAAACACCCAAATCAAAAGGGAAAATTGAAGCCGTAGAAAGGGAGTTGAGAAACAGAGGAAACAAAAACAAAAAAACAAAGTTTTTCCCAAACGACTTGGAGGAAAAGAGATTTGCGGGGGAATGGACGAAAGTGTGTGGAAGAATAAGGGGGAATGAAAGATGTTAGAGGACAAAGAAATTATGCTTATCCAGAACGAAGATGGAACATTTAGCGAATATGATGATAGCAATGACATTACTATTAGCTGCGAAAATGAAAAACAATGCGAGGAAGTGGTGGAACTACTGAAAAGACAGCTCAAACCAGTAAAACCGATTATCTTAGATGCATTAAATGGAGACATTGATTATGAATGTCCCTTGTGTGGAAGGCAAGTAATGGCGGATGCAGAAAGCAGGAATAAATACTGCGGCGAATGTGGCTGTAAATTTGATTGGAGCGAAATTGATACATGATCGGAGGCGTAAATGGACAGCAGCGCAACAAAAACAGACACCTACATGAGCATATCAGAAAAATTCATGCAAGGTAATATAAGCGAGGACGAATTTGTGGAGCAGTATAACCGATTGGTTGAGCAGGAAGCTGAAAAACACGCAGAACCGTTTGAACCACATGAGCATATTTAAGAGGAGAGAAAATGAAGTTTATTGATTTTTTTGCCGGAATCGGAGGGTTCCGCAGAGGCATGGAATTAGCGGGGCATGAATGTGTCGGGTTTTGCGAATTCGATAAATTTGCAACCGCAAGTTACACATCAATGCATCTGCTTACTCAGGAACAAAGAGAATTTTTGAGCAAAATGCCGTTGAAACAGCGACAAAAAGAAATACTAAAGGAGGAATACAGGAATGGAGAGTGGTACGCAAATGACATTAGAAGAGTATATGCCGGAGACATTCCAAAAGCAGATTGCTGGTGTTTCGGATTCCCATGTCAAGACGTCTCCGTTGCAGGAAAGCAACTTGGGTTTCAAGGAAACCGTTCAAGCTTGTTTTTCAGAGTTATGTACCTTATCGGACAACTCGAAGAAGAAAATAGACCCACTTACCTTTTCATTATGATGCAGAATGGCAGGTGCTCAACTCCAAAGATTTCGGAGTGCCACAAAACCGGGAAAGGTGCTTCATTATCGGACATCTTAGAGGAAGAAGTACCGCAAAAGTATTTCCTGTCGAAAGAGCAGACAGAGAAGATAGTATTCAAATAATAGGTCACAGGGACGGTTACAGAAGAAATACGCAGGTATTTGCACAAGATGGAATCACAGAAGCATTAAGCACTTGTCAAGGCGGCGGAAGGGAACACCATGTTGCTTTACCATGCTTCATTGACTTGTGTCGTGAAGGCTCGAAGATGACGGGGCAGGCACGATGCCTGAAGGCAAGATATTATAAAGGAGTATCGAACCATGCAGGGCAAGATAGCGGAATCGCGATCGGAGTCAAAGAAGCAACAAAACAAGGTTATGCAGAATGCAGAGCGGGAATTGACAGCGTGAACTTCTCAATGCCAAACAGCAAGACAAGAAGAAGAAGAGTCGGACAAGAAATCGCCAACACGCTCGACACGAGTTGCAATCAGGGAATCTTCGTCCAGGTATCGGAAGAACTGGTTGTATATGCGGTCTGGTATGAAAAATATCAATGTTACATAGCAATCAGAAGACTAACGCCGTTAGAATGCTTTAGGCTGCAAGGTTGGACAGATGACTATTTTTGAAAAAGCAGAGTTTGTTAATTCTGATAGTCAATTATATAAGCAAGCAGGAAACGGCGTAACTGTAAATGTAATAAGAGCTATTGCAGAAAAATTAGGCGAAAGAGATGGATACACGAAATCACGAACATTGCAAAGGCAAAACGGCGCATGAGCATATATGAAAGGAGCAAAAAGATGAAACAGCTTAGTCTCGAAGATATCAATCTTGATATGATTCCGATTAATGTACTGCAAGATGTTGATAAGCGAATAGCTGACTGGAGAGCGGCCGGAGGCAAAGACTCCGATGCATACATCCAGAATCAGTTAAGATATTTAAAACGAGTCGAGTTGATGGCAAACAACGCCACGGATACGCTCACATATTTTTAAACAGGAGGAAATAACAAGTTTATTTGTAAAGCGAAAAAACGTATAGAAGCATGAAGACAAGAAAGGAAAAAAGAAATGAGTATATTTAAAAGGAGGAAGAAAGATGTTAACTGCTGTATATGATACAAGGCGTTCTACCGACGTAATGGAAATTCAGAAGGACGCTCAATATTTGAAAGAAGAAATGACTGGTTGTATATACAGGCACTTCAAAGGAGAATTATATATCGTAACGGACGTTGTAGTAAATTCCGAGTCTCTTGAGATAGAAGTAATATACAAAGACTTTACACCTTCCCAACTTACATGGAGTAGAGATTTAAAACAATTTTTTTCGGGAGTCAATACAACAAAGTACCCTGACGCGCTACAAAGAGTGAGGTTTAAAAAAGTTGGAAGAAACGGGGAGATAGAACGATGAGCAATCCTAAGCATGATTGGTACGGACACGCAGTAAAGCAGGTAAAAAAATACCCAGACAAACTGATTGCAGAAAATACAGCCCAGTCAGCCCTATGGATGTACGCTATTAACAAGGCGATAAAACAGACAGAGGGTATGGACAACGGTGAGGACAGAATGAAAGCTGTACAGCTGGTGTATTTTGAGGATAGATACACGATAGCAGGGGCGGCGGATAAGCTTGGATATGCAGAAATGACTATACGCAGATGGCTTAGTGCTTTCGCCAATTTGGCTGGGAAATATGCGGGATATTAGAGAGGGGGAATTATTTCCCCCTCTTTTTTTATGTTTGTCTAACGTGGCTTAAAAGATGTCGTACAATACACTTGTACGGACGAGTACTGGTAACTTTTTGTGAGACATAACCTCCTCTATCTTTTTGTGGTAAAAGTGTAAACTCTCATCCGCGTAAAAGAGAGTACGCAAGACACCTATCCCACGGTGCCTTGCGTTCCATACAGGTTGCGGGTCTACAAGTGTTTAGGGACCAGCCGCTTATTAGTCTTACCCCGGCGGCTGTTAAGGTGCAATTCCTTATACTTGTATCTAGTTGCGCTATGCAACTGGTGTAAACGATTTTTTTCATATTTTCTTTCCTTTCATATAACCCCGTAAACAATCCATTACGGGGTTATGGTTGTATTTAGGAGGTGACCCCAAAATGGGATAAGTAAATACCAGGAGTGGCTGACCCAAGAAGGGTTGCTTAAGCTAGAGGGATGGGCACGAGATGGATGCACAGACAAAGAGATTGCGGCGAACATCGGCATTAACCCAGATACCTTGTATACATGGAAGAAAAAATTTCCAATTTTAGCCGATACCTTAAAAAAGGGAAAAGATGTTGTGGACAGGCAAGTGGAAAAAAGCCTGTTACAACGAGCGTTAGGGTACAGCTACGAGGAGACGAGCGAAAAGTACGAAGGCGGAGTAATGACGGAGCGAAAAGTAACAAAGAAGCACGTTGCGCCGGACACAACAGCACAGATATTTTGGTTGAAGAACAGGAAACCAGAACAATGGCGTGATAAGCCGCAGTCAGAGAGTGCAAGTGACAAAGCACTGGCGAAAGCTATTGAAATCCTTGGGGGTGTCGATAGTGCCATTGACTAGCAAGCAGGCAGAATACCTGCAAGGCTGTAATCATCGTTGGAACGTAAAGACCGGAGCAACAGGCTCCGGGAAATCTTTTGTTGACTACACAGTTGTAATTCCTCAACGTCTGACACACCTAAAAGGATTAGGGCTGGCTGTGATGCTGGGAAACACCAGAGGCACGCTACAGCGAAACATACTTGACCCTATGCGAGAGATATGGGGCGAGGAGCTAGTTGGCGAGATACGGAGCGACAACACAGTACAGCTATTTGGCAAAAAGGTATATGCACTAGGTGCTGACAACAAGAAGCACGTTGCAAGGATACAGGGGGCAACAATCGAGTACGCCTATGGCGATGAGGTGACGACGTGGAACCAAGAAGTTTTCGAGATGTTAAAATCTCGTCTCAGAACGTCGCACAGTCATTTTGATGGGACGTGCAACCCGGCGGGACCGAAACACTGGTTCAAAGGCTTTCTGGATTCCGATGCAGATATATTCCAGCAGGCGTACAACATACACGATGGCTGCCTGCCTCCGGCGGTAGTGGATGAGTTAATAAAAGAGTACTCCGGGACACACAGGTACCAACGCTACATACTAGGCAACTGGGCGGTGGCAGAAGGTCTTGTGTACGATATGTTTTCGGAGACAAGACACGTTTGCAAAGCAGAGACTAGCGGAGAGATAATTGTTAGCTCCGACTTTGGTATGCAGAACGCTACCGTATTCCTCGTCTGGCAGAAAAGAGTAGATACCGGTAACTGGCATTGCATAAAAGAGTACTACTATTCAGGCAGAGAGAACAACCGCATGAAGTCAGTCAGTGAGCTAGTAAAAGGACTAGAGGACACGCTAAACGGGCAGAAAGATGATTTAGTCATTGTTGACCCATCCGCTGCCGCTCTCATTGTGGAGCTACGCAGTAGAGGGCATAAGGTCAAAAAGGCGGATAACACTGTTAACGATGGGATAGCGGATGTTGAGACGATGTTGACACAAGACAAATTATCGTTTGACCCGTCTTGCACACACACGATCGAGGAATTTGGCATCTATGCATGGGACCCAACAGCGGCTGACAAAGGCAGGGATGCAGTTATAAAACAGTCAGACCACGCAATGGATGCTATCAGGTATCTTGTAAAAACATTAAAACTCGTCAAGCGCAGCCGAACAAGACAATACAAATCAATTCTAGGGTGACGACAAATGTATTTATCATATCAAGATTTCATTGCCGCAAAAGACAAAGGGCAATTTATAAATCAGTTTATAAAATTCCACGAGAGTACAGGAGCATACAAAGAGGCGTTAAAAGCGGACAAGTACGACGCACAGGAAAATGAGACTATCTTGCAATTTCAGCGTGTTTATTACACTCTGCTAGGTCAAAAAAAGATAGATAATTTTTCGTCTAACGCGCAGATATGCTCTAATTTCTTCCACAAATTAAATACGCAGCGTTGTTCGTACAGTCTAGGAAACGGCGTCTTTTTTAACGACATGAATGTCAAGGACAAACTGGGCAAACAGTTTGACAGAAGAATCAAAGAGGCGGCGTACAATGCATTAATTCACGGTCAGTCCTTCCTTTTTTGGAATGTAGACCACGTGCACGAATTTCCTTTTACACAGTTCGCCCCAATGTGGGACGAGGACACAGGAGCATTGATGGCAGGCATAAGATTCTGGCAGCTGGACGAGCAGAAACCGTTTAAGGTTGTGCTATACGAAATAGATGGCTATACAACCTACAGTGCAGAAAGCAAATTTGGAGAATTGAAAGAGACCGCTCCCAAGCGGGCATACAGACAAAGAGTCGAGGTTGCTAATAATTTGGAACCCGAAATCATCGGGGAAGAAAATTATAGCAGTCTACCTATTGTGCCGATGTTTGGCAACAAAAGACATATAAGCACCCTGAGGGGAATGCAGTCAAAGATTGATGCCTACGATGCGGTACAAAGTGGTTTTGCTAATGATTTAGACGACTGTGCACAGATGTATTGGCTCATTTCCAACGCTGACGGTATGACGGATGACGAGCTGGCAGAGTTTAGGGACCGGCTCAAGTTTCAGCACATCGCAAAGGCTGAGGAAGGGCAGGTACAGGCATACACACAAGAGCCGCCGTATACCGCCAGAAAAGAGTTTCTCACGCAGATGCGGTCAGAAATTTATGAGGACTTCGGGGCGCTGGATGTACACACCATAGCCGCCGGAGCAACAAACGACCATATCGACGCGGCATACCAGCCACTAGACGACAATGCAGATGATTTTGAGTACTTCGTAGGCGATGCGATCGAAAAGATTCTGGAGCTTGCAGGAATTGATGACGAACCGCAATTTAAGCGGAACAGAATCAGTAACGAGAAGGAACGAACAGACATGATTCTTGAGGCAGCAAATTATCTGGATGAAGAAACCATCCTGAAAAAATTACCGTTTGTTGCACCGGAGGAAGTGTCGGACATTTTGAAAAAGCTGGACGAAGAATCATATAACCGCTACACAGAACCACCTGAACCAGATACGCCGGAAGATAACCCGGAAGGGGATGAGTAGTCATGTATCCATCCGACAAGTGGACAGAGCAGGAGTTACAAAAGTTAGAAAAACGGTTAGCAGACGTATATAAGCAGGCTGAAAAAGAGCTTGACAGCAAAGCGAGAAACTATTTTAAACAGTTTTCCAGACGATACGCCAAAGAATATGCGGCATACCAGGCAGGGAAATACAGCAAAAAAGAGTTTGAAGCATGGCTGATGAATCAGTATGGCAGAGGGCAGAGGTGGGAGGCGCTGCGCGAGGATATGGCGCAGAGACTGACGGAATCAAACCAGATTGCCGCAGCGTATATCAACGAAAAGACCCCTCTTGTGATTGCCCTCAATCGCAATTTTGAGGCGTACATGATTAAATCTCTTGTACCTGACAGACAGATAAAAGAGATTGGAGATATTGCATTTAATTTGGTTGACGAACACACAGTTAAGCGGCTGACGGTCAGAAAGCAGAAGATTCTTCCACCGCGTAGGATACTAAAAAGTAAGGACGTGCATTGGAATAAAAAGAAATTGCAAAATGCACTACTGCAAGGAATTTTACAGGGCGACAGCATAAAAAAGCTCGCAGGGCGATTCCAAGACGTTGCAGGTATGAATCATACTGCCGCAATTAGAAACGCCCGCACAGCATTCACAGGAGCGCAGAATGGAGGCAGGCAGGCGGCATACGAGGAAGCCTACCAGATGGGGATTGATGTAGTTAAGCATTGGACAGCGACAAAAGATTTGAGGACACGAGATAGTCACAGAGCGTTAGACGGCGAGGAAGTACCGTTTAACATGGCTTACTCAAACGGTCTTATGTATCCGGGAGACCCAAGCGGAATCCCGGCGGAGGTTTATAACTGTCGATGCACGCAACGAACTGCGCTGCCCGCCGAACTGGCACAACCACGAATGATACGCGTTAAGAATTTGGAAACAGGCAGAAACGAAGTTGTAGAAGACATGACCTATTACGAATGGTTAGCAACGCAAAGGGGGCGAATATAATGGCGGATATTGATGTTGTAAGCCATGTAGACGAAGTAATACTCAAGACCACGATGGCACTTGCAAGAGCATTAGAGCAGGCAGGAGCCGCCGCAGAGGGGCACGCAAAAGACCTTTGCCCGGTCGATACGGGCGCGTTGAGAAATAGCATTACGCATCGGACTGACTTGGAAAATCTCACAGAGATAATAGGAAGTAACGAAGAATATGCCGCCTATGTGGAACTGGGAACTGGCGTGTATTACAAGGGAGGAAGAAAGACCCCGTGGACTTATCAGGACGATAAGGGACAATGGCACATCACAAACGGTCAGAGGGCGCAGCCGTATTTAAAACCGGCGGCGGCAAATTACGCGAAAGAATATACAGCAATTATTGCAAACGAATTAAAAGGAGCGATGGGATAATGGACAGATTGTCTTTACTCGTCAAGGCAAAAGAAACGGCGGAGTATTTTACTGATAAAAAGTTTAAATACTCTCAGGGCGTGGCGAATAGCTGGGCAGGCGCAAAGAAAAAAAAGGTAAGTAATTGTGCATCATATGTTTGCTATTGTCTACAGCAATTAGGCATCCTCAAACCGGGACAACTGTTTTATTGCAACAGGAACGGAACAGTTATCTATAAGGGCGCAGGAACAAAAACGGCTATATCAAAACGATATAGATTGATAAAAGTAAATAAATTACCCCGGGATTATAAAAACAAATTAAAGCCCGGAGACATTTGCTTTTATCGCCTACATACTAACATTTTTGCAGGCGTTAATGACGACAACAAAATGGTGTGGTGGGACGCCGGAAAGGCTAGCACTAACACTAAAAAAGCAGGCGGAACATACAAAAAAATACACAGAGTTATCAATGGAAATCAGAAGATTTTATATGTGCTGAGATGGAAAGGGTGAGAAAATGACGCAGAGAAAAATTATTGATGTATCTGCATACAACGGCACGATTGACTGGAAGAAAGTAAAGAAATACGGTTGCGATGGTGCAATTATTAAGATTATCCGCAAGGATTTAGGCAAAGATAAAAAATTTGAGGAGAACTATAAAAAGTGTGAGAAATTGGGTATCCCATGGGGCGTGTATAACTACACATACGCTACTACAGTGGCGAAAGCTAAGTCAGACATGAAACTTGTATGCGACATCCTCGACAAAATTAGTAAGAAACATTTTAAATACGGCGTTTGGTTTGATATTGAGGACAAAGTACAAGCTAAGCTGACAAAAGGCATGATTGCATCAATCATCAACGCGGCACAGACTGTCGTTGAGTCAAGAGGGTATAAATTCGGCGTTTACACTGGCAAATCATACTTTGCGGAGCATATTGACAAAAACAAGGTCAAGTGTAAAAACTGGTGGATTGCACGTTATTACAAAGGCTATAACCGCATGGCATTTAAGGCAACGCCGAAAAAATCTTACAAGCCCGCAAGCGTGTCTAACCTTATGGCGTGGCAGTATACCAGCTCTGGCGTGTTTCCGGACAAGGTTTCAACCGGCAACGGCGGCAAGTTTGATTTAAATATTTTATATCATGACTTCCCGGCGGCGGCACAGAAGGAAGAAACAACGAAAAATGTTAAATACACAGGGGGATTCCCTAAATTGCCGCCACGAGGCTACTACAAGTTTTTAGACGGTATCACGGTATTAAAAGACACACAGAATGAAATTACAAAATTACAGGATTTTCTAAACTGGGCAATCGGAGCGAAATTAAAAACCGATGGCAAGTATGGAGAGAAGACGGAAGACGCGGTAAGAATTTTCCAGTCGCGCTGTAACTTGAAAAACGATGGCAAGTTCGGGACAAATTCCCTTAAGGCCGCGAAAGAATTTAGCAAGTAATCACGAAGTACTGTGATTTACATATAAAGTCATTTAGGGAAAGAAATCCCTCAAAGAAAAGGAGTAAATCAAATGGCATTAACAAGAGCTTTTTTGAAAAGCATGACACTTACAGACGAACAGATTTCCGCAATCATCGAAGAACATTCTGCAACCGTTACGGGTCTCAAGGGTGAGATTAGTAAATACAAAGAGGATGCAGAGAAAGTCCCAGACCTCCAGAAGAAATTGGAGGACTATGAAAAGGACGACTGGAAAGGCAAGTACGAGAAGGAACACGCAGGTTTTGAGAGCTACAAAGCCGAACAGGACAAGAAAGCGTCCTACAATGCGAAAGAAGCCGCATACAAAAAGATGCTTGAGGATTCCGGCGTGTCTAGCAAGGTAATTAACCTTGCATTAAAAGCATCAAAAGAGACTATTGATAATTTAAAAATCGGAACTGACGGCAAACTTGAGAACGCAACAGAGGTAGAAAAAGGCATCAAAGAAGCGTATGCCGATTATATTACAACTGAAAAAACTCAGGGCGCTAACGTATCAAATCCACCGGGAGGAGAACCGGGGAAAATGACCAAGAAAGAAATCATGGAAATTAAAGATGCAGGCGAACGTCAGAAAGCGATTGCGGAAAATCACGAAATTTTTGGATTTTGAAAGGAGTAAACAATGCCAGGAGTAACTACTAGCACTGTATTAAATACAGATAGCACTCTCAAAGCGAGAGAAATTGATTTTGTAACAAGATTTGAAAAAAACTGGGATGCATTAAGAACCATCTTGGGAATCTTTAGACCTATTAGAAAAGAGCCGGGCACTAGCTTAGTAACCTACGAAGCGCAGATGAAAGATGAAGCTTTACAGGGCGGCGCAAGCGTAGGTGAGGGCGAGGCAATTCCTTTTACACAGTTTAAAGTTGTGGAAAGCAAGAGAGAAGATATTGTTGTAGAAAAATACGCTAAATCTTTAACTCTTGAGTCTGTGGCAAAATGGGGCGCAACCGTTGCAATCGAAAAGACAGATGATGCCTTTATGGTTGAGCTGCAGAACAAGGTTTTGAAAGATTTCTACACGTTTTTAAAAACAGGAACATTAAAGGGAACGCAGAAAAAATGGCAGAAAGCACTTGCAATCGCAAAAGGTGCTGTACTCAACAAATTCGCAGGCATGAACAGAAATGTAACCGAAGTCGTAGGATTTGCAAATGTAATGGATTTTTACGACTGGTTAGGTGATAAAGAGATTACTGTGCAGACAATGTTTGGATTGCAGTATATCAAAGACTTCTTTGGTTTCTCTACACTGTTCCTCCTCCCTGACGCCTACATCCCGGCAAAAACTGTTATTGCAACACCTGTAGAAAATATTGACTTGTATTATATTGATCCCGGCGATAGTGATTTTAAAAAACTTGGCCTGGACTACACAACATCTGGCGAAACAAATCTGATTGGATTCCACGCAGGCGGCAACTATACAAATGCCACAGGCGAAACATACGCCATTATGGGCATGAAGTTGTGGGCAGAATACCTTGACGGTGTTTGCGTAGTTACTGTCGGAACTACAGATACCATCCCAGAAGTATCAAGCACCGTTTCGGAAGCAAGTTCGAACGGAAAATAAAAGGGGTTGATTGAGTGCTTTACGAAGTCATGAATCATATTCACAATTTCTTTCCAGTCAAAGGAGCGGCAATCACAGGCAAAATAACAATCGGGGAATTGCTTTTTGACACGCACATAGATGCAACGACAGACACCAAAGATCTACGTTATTCTGACACCGCGATCCGCCTCCCGTTACAGGACGGGCAGTATTATTTGATAAGCGGTTCTATTTTTAATGACGGGGTTTATCAGTATCACAAAGGCAATACTGCCCCGTTACAGGAGGAGACGTTTGACGGCGTAGTGGTTCCACTGGCTATCCCTAAACCGTTTTTATCACTAGTGGACGAAATCAGCGAGTGGCAGGCAAAAAATGGAAATTCAGGAGCGTATCAGTCAGAGTCATTTGGCGGCTATTCGTACAGCAGGGCAACAAATTCTAAAGGCGAGGCTTACACGTGGCAGGATGTATTTAGAGCACGCCTGAACCCATGGAGGAAAATGGCATGAGTTTAATCAATGAATTTTTACAGGATTGCATACTCATGGATAAAAAGCGTACTTCTGACGGCGAGGGCGGATTTATCACCGAGTGGGTCGAGGGCGCTAAAATACAGGCGGCAATAGTCCGAGATACCTCTATGTCTGCCAGAGTGGCGGAAAAAGAGGGTGTAACAGCAACATATACAATTACTACAGCTAAAACAGTAAAGCTGAGCTATCATGATGTATTAAAAACAAAAGACGGAAAAATTTTTAGAGTTACATCAAATGCAGGAGAAAAAGAAACCCCTGCGTCGTCTAATTTAGACATAGCACAGGTCATGGCGGAGAAGTGGGAGTTAACGTCATGACCCCAACGGCGGCACTATATCAATTTTGGTCATCCTTCGGCATAACTGCATATCCGTCTAACAGGGTGCCGGAAGATACCGCTTTCCCTTTTATCACATACGAACCGATTATAGCAAATTGGTGGACAGGTGCGGCCGCCGCTAGCGTCGTAAATGTCTGGTACCACACAGAATCTGAGGCAGTCCCAAATAAAAAGGCGAAAGAAATCAGTGACAGATTGCAAGGAGGAACCACGGTCAAGTGCGATGATGGAATCATTTTTCTGTCGCAAGACCAGCCTTGGACTCCTTTAGTCGATGAAGCTGACTCGTCAATAGTACGCAGATACACAGTAATAACTATGCAATTTATAACTATTTAATGAGGTGAGCAAATGAAGTATACGCAGGTACCTTCTGACCTTTTCAAAAAAATACAGATTAACGCCGGTATTATTGTATCAGCTTTTGATCCGGAAACGGGTGCCATAACAGCAACTAACATCCTCATGGCAACCAGCGGCGGTTGTAGCTTTAGCGCGGAGCCATCCTTTACGGATTTCGGGGAAGACATTGATAATGTGCCTAAAAACACGATGGAACTCAAGGAAATCGAATCTATCGAAGTAAAATTATCAGGCACAGCCGTTACAATGGATACCGCACAGGCTAAAAGTTTTATGGCGGCGGCAGACGTAGCGGGAAACAAAGTAACACCAAGGGCAGATTTAAAGGCAGAAGATTTTAAGGATATTTGGTGGATTGGCGACTATTCGGACGAAAATTCCGGGGATTCCGCCGGATTTATCGCAATCAAAATTATGAATGCACTCTCAACGGGCGGATTTAAGATTAAATCAGATGATAAATCCAAAGGAAATTTTGATTTCGAATACACAGGACATTACAGCATTAAGAACGCAGAGACAGTACCTTACGAGGTTTATATCAAAACAGGCGAAGCGGCGTAGGAGGTAAAGCATGAAATTATCAGAATTAACAGCAGAACAGGGTTTAGAAGCCATTGCGAACTCCCTCGAACATATCGGTAACATTGCAGACGATGATGATGCGCTCAGCCTGTGCCAGAAGCTTGTACCGCAGGAAGGGGAGAAATATATCAAAGTCTTTGCTAGGGGTGCTAAAACAGCTCCTAGGCTGTTAAAAACACACAAAGATGATGTAATTGGAATCTTAGCAGCGTTTGAATTGCAGAGTGTTGAGGAATACAAGAAAAAGCATAAATTAATGGACATTATCAAAGGCATGGTTGACCTCATCAATGAGCCGGAGGTACGCCAGCTTTTTTTCTCAGCGCCAACAAGCGCAGCAGAAGAACCCTCTGGCGATGCGCAGGAGAATACAGAGGAAGAAGCGTAAAGGGATTCTTGCTGTACGTCAAGGCTAAGATTTTAGACGACACAGAGGAATTAATTTACAAACGATACATGGCCGATGGGCTGAAATATGTAACCGAAAGCATTTCGCAGGCGTTCGGTGGGAAATATCTCTATGTATCATTTTTTGATTTAATTAATAGCGATAAAAAGCAAACAGTAACAAAGACTGGCGAAGAAATAGCCGCGGACGTCATTAAAAAAGCCGGATTGGTGGTGATGAGTGATTGAATGTGATGGAATTGTTTGTCACTCTGGCAATCAAAGACACCGCATATAAGCAGGGGCTGAAAGACGCAGAAGGTAACGCCAGCTCGTCCACATCAAAAATTGGCGGGGCATTTAAAGCGGTCGGGAAAGTAGCTAAAACAGCTATGGTGGCCGGCTCTGCTGCCGCCGTTGCATTTACAAAAACATCAATAGATGCCGGAATGAATTTTGATACTGCAATGTCTCAGGTAGCAGCTACTATGGGAACAACCGTAGACAAAATAGGGAACGTCAAAGCCAAGGCTGAGGAAATGGGGCGCACAACAAAGTACACCGCAACGGAAGCGGCGGAAGGAATGAATATCCTTGCTCAGGCTGGCTTGTCGGCGGATGAGCAGATTAGCGGTATCGGAACGGTACTTAACCTTGCCTCTGCCGGTGCTATGAGTCTGGAAGAATCGGCATCATATACTGCCGGAGCTGTAAAAGGCTTTGGTGACTCGATGAGTAACGCATCTTACTATGCCGATTTGATGGCAAAGGGTGCTACTCTTGCTAATACGGACGTAAGAGGCCTTGGAGAGGCTTTTTCCGGTTCTGCTGCCACAGCGAAAAACTACGGTCAAGCGGCGGACAGTGTCACGCTTTCCTTGCTTCGCTTGGCAGAGCAGAACGTGACAGGCTCCGAGGCATCTACGGCATTAAATAGGGCAATGGCGGACTTATATACTCCGACTGATGATGCATCAAAAGCTTTAGATCAGTTAGATGTATCCGCCTATAAGTTAAACGGCGAGGCAAAAGATTTTAACGACCTCGTAGACGAGCTTAATGGCTCTTTGCAGGGTATGACAGCGGAACAAAAAAACAATGCTCTTGCAACGATTTTTACAACGCAAGGCTTACAGGCGTTTAATAAAATGACCGCATCGAGTGATGCGACTGTGCAAAAATTTTGGAAAGGAATACAGGATTCTTCCGGCTCCGCAGCACAACAGGCGGCTACGCAGTTAGATAATTTGCAGGGCGACATAACCTTGCTATCTAGCGCCACAGAAGGCCTGCAACTTGCTTTTTATAATACCTTTTCGGGTACTATCCGTGGTGCCATCAAAGGTATAACAAGCGAGGTTAGTGGATTAGCTGAGGCGATGGAATCTGGCGGCATAAGCGGCGCCCTTTCCAAACTGGCGCAAGATGCGATTAATTTTAGCGGCCAGTTGCCGGGGCTGACAAAAATCGGCGGCGACCTCATAAACGGTTTAATTTCAAGCGTTACTCAAAATTCTGGCAGTATTACAACTGCTGTCAGCCAACTGTTAAATAATCTTGCCTCTACGATTTCCACAGGGCTAAATGTATTTACATCGGTCGGAGTTAATTTGCTGACGACTATCGCTAACGGCATGACTCAGGGCATCCCGACCTTTTTGGGGCAGGCGTTGCCGATGCTGACACAATTTACAGAGTCATTGAGGAGCAACGCAGGCAAATTGATAAATGCAGGCCTGACACTTATCCAGAATATTGCTCAAGGGCTGATTAATTCTATTCCTGTATTGATTGCATATGTACCTACAATCATAACGAATTTGGCTGGCATTATTAACGATAATGCGCCAAAAATCCTTGCAACAGGAGTAACAATCATAACAAATTTAGCGATTGGCTTAGTTCGTGCGATTCCGTTATTAATTGCTAATTTACCGAAGATTATCACAGCAATCGTAAGCGTATTTACAGCGTTTAACTGGTTTTCGCTTGGTAAAAACATTGTTACCGGCATAATAAAAGGGGTCAAAAATCTCCCTTCCCTTTTAAAGGGTGCCGCTAAAAATGCTGTAAACGGATTCAAGGGAGCATTTAAGGGAAATGGTATTTTATCGGCTGTAAAAGGAGCATTTACTAAGATACCATCGGCTGTTAAAAGTATCTTTACTAAGGCAG